CCTCTCCTGCATCTTTCTCCACCTCGCTAAAAAAACAGTAAACATTGTCAGAACCATCTCCCCTTGCAGGGCTAATACTGCCACCCGGAAGCAACCCACTGGCACTGTGATATTCAAGATGATTCAGATACATGTCCGGGTTCTCCCAGTCAATAATGTACTGCTTCCGCTTATTCAGCTCTGACAGAAGCCCATTTACTGTCGTTATCAGTTCCATTGTCGGCAGGAGCTTCAGCTCCATTTGATTCAGCATCTAACGGGCACCTCCCATCTATCAGAAGTTCCAACAAGAAAGCTTTGATTATTCTGAGGCTTTCACGACTTTCTTTCTCATAAAATGGGTTAAAAGATACGTTTTGGTACAAATCCCATTTAAATTTGTCTTTGAGAAGGAGAACATCTTCTTCCCTTTTAACCCCTCTTACTCCCAAACCGTAGCCCGAAAAATCAAAGGTGATATTTGCTGTCGGAACTTCGTTCACAACTCTTTTGCATAATCCATATATTTCATCAATCTCTTTCTCGAACATCTTCTTATCCTCCTTATTTTCTACTGCCAGTCTGCTTTCATCTGGCGTACTGCCCATGCTGCCGAGATACCGAAAAAAATATTCAACCAGATAGGTATATCCACATATTTCCCGGCAAGCATACAAACAGCAATTAGCATATATTCTTTCATTTTATTTCATTTCTCCTGCAATCCACGCAAGGTTGCTTGCCACCAGTGCGGCAACTGTCACAATCCATGCAGTGAACCATCTTTTTGACTTTTTCTTGCTTTCTTCGACAATTTCAGTCGCAAGTGCTACTTCAATGTCAGCCCATGTAAGCTGGCTTTCGTTTTTAATTTCACTCATATCTAGCTAATTTCTCCTTATTTTTTCTTATTTGTCTTTACAATTAGCAGATAGAGAACTATAATGTATCTATCCACTAAGGCATTTTAGTGGTGCAAAGCTCCGGGGTGGAGGTTTCGGCTCCCTCCGGGGCACTCACTTATTGAGAGCCTCTTTGCCTTTCCAGACATGACCAGTTACTTCATAAACCTTTCTGGGACTTATGATATATGTGATTCGGCCACCGGAAAGGTTTTTTGCTGGCTTGTTATTCTGCACAGCCACACCGATTGGCAACCATCCGTACACAATCCCTGCCCGGATTGCTGTAATAGGAAGTCCGATCAGTTGACTCGCATCGGCTACAGTCATATTCTCTGAAGAGAACTCCGGCATCTGTGGAATGCCTGATATAATTCTCGCAACCTCTGCGGCGAACTGATGAATCTGTGCATTCTGCTCTACGTAATTATCAACTGCACTCATATAAACCTCTTTTCTAACTGATACTCATTTGAGCGTTACAGTCACGTATCATCATTACTGTATTGGTGCATGGATGCCAATTTCTGACATATTCCATAGATTCTTCAAATCTCAGCTTAGGAATGTTATTGCGGGCATTTACTGTGAAGTAAGTCTTTATATCCCTGTTGCATTCAGCAAATACTTTCTTGCCAATTTCCTTGTAAGCATTTGATTCTTTCCCACCAAGGTGAGCAATTACGACACTTGACACTAAGTCCCTAATAGCTTCCTGCTGTGCATAGTCAATAGTCATGGTGTTTTCAAGTCTGTTAAGCCGTTCTTCGTGATCTAAGAATCCTGTCGCAATAACCTGTATCTGTTCAACTGTCGTCAGTGGTTTCCGGTATGAGCCTGTCTTTCTGATTGTCGGAAGAACTTCATCCATAACCCATGATTCAAATTTCTCTGCCGATGGAAGTTTCGATTTCATAATCAATCGGTACAAATCTCCCTCATTTATGTATGACATTGACTGAATACCACTAGATGTAGGGGTGTCGCGTTTCACGACTCCCTTGCAATGCCTTGATACGGCATCTCTGGGATTGTTATATCCAAGAGCTTTGGCAACATCAGTGCCAACAAAGTACGGTTTACCGTCAATTTCTGCTGTTCGGATATTCCCGAACTCTCCTGAATTAAAAATCTGTAATTCGTTCATTTTTTACCTCCTAATCTTCTTTCTTAACAGATTCGCCCTTACTCTGCTCTGCTTCTCCTGCCGTTTTCTTGGATGCCATCGCTTCGGCGAATCCTAAGAAGTATCCTTTATCCATGTCGGACATTTCCGGCAGCGCATGTGCTACTTTGCGGATAATCTCTTTTTCTTTTTCACTCATGCTGTCACCTCTCTTTCGCTTCTCACTGTCCTCTGCATCTTCCCGGCTTGGAACGGGCTTCGGCTGCATTACAGCGCCGGAACGTGTCCGACTTTATTTTCTTATTTCTCTAATCTACAAGCTTTACGCACAGACCACCGTCTGCGGAATATACTTTATTAATTTTCTTGTCGTGAAAATCAATGCCCTTATTAA